CCTCTTTGAGCATATGCCCGACGCCTATACCATACTTGCGCTCAGTTGCAACTTCGGCACGGGGAGAAACTTTGATGTTTGCTTCCTTGCCATCTAGATAGGTGATCTTAACTTCCTGCCTCGCCACGGAATTACTCCATCTTCCTAATAATAATGTCCATTTCAGCTCGGATAGCTATCTCAACAATAGGCTTGAACTTCTCCGTAGGATCTGTCCAGAAGCCAGCAGAAACCGGTTCAGGTACCCAACGATCCATATGACCGAACACAGGGTGCCTAATCCTACCGTTGTCAATACTTTGTATTTGGTATGGATTGATCGTTTGCAGAGTGACTGATGTAGGCCGATTACGTACTGAATACTTGCTCTTAGCAATACGCTCAGCTAGACCACCCTTTTTAGGGAGCTTCTGTAATGCCGATTCGCTAATCTGAACTTTCAATGGCGCTAGAATGGCTCGGACTCGACCAAGGAATCCTAACCGTAATTCCCTGTCAGCTTCTTTTAGCTTAGCCTTGATACGACTAAACTGTTCGGAATCTGTCTTAGCTTGCCATTCGAAAGATACCGAGCCACTCGTCGCCATAATCAAAATCCTTACAGAGTGGACTTATTGAACGGTCCTGCTGCCACCCAAGAGCTAGCCACCGTGACCGACGAAGCAACGTCACCGTCCACTTTGAAGTCAGGCAGCACGATGCCGTACCAATACTGAGTAACATTGGAAAGGTTGGGGTACAGGTAGAACTTACGCGGGATGCCATCCGATGCAGCCTGGTAAGTCTGCGACGTAGCATCATCGTAGAATCCCGAGAAGTCACCGGACGCATCCGGCAGGCCAGCAACGTAAGTCTTGTTCGTGTCATCGAACGATGTAACATCGTCCTTGTCGGTGGAGAACGAAACACTCCACTTGCTTTGAAATGGTAGAGGCGAGGCCAAACCGCCACCAGCAACATCAATATAGACTCGGCCACGCCTACCGTGAATTCGACCCATTATGGACCTTTCTCTAGTTATCCAACAATCGCATTAACTCCTTGGCGCGATTGATGAATGTCCTATCCTCAATTGCGATTCGAGCCTTTAGCGCAGCCTCATCTCGCAAATCTTGGTGGTCCAACCAATACAGCAATTCGTCGGTTGCTTCATTTGGCGTTCGGACCGTTGGCAACATCGGGAACAACTCGTCGCCCTCACCGCGTGGCTCTCGCAAGTAAAACATGCCGCACGCTGCCATCTCGATTTCACGGGGACCACATGACCAACCGTCCGATGTGGAATCCGCATTAGCTTCTTTGCGATAGAGGTTTAGACCAATTTTGGAAGATCGATAAATCTCTACCGATTGCTCGTTGTCAATACACTCATCAACATCATGAGCGAGGTACTTCATGAGGTGTGAATCTTTCTTAACCAATTGCCAGTTGCCGGCCAGCAACACGTCTAGACCATCAAGTCCCATTGCTTCAAGAAAATCAACTCGACTCGGGTAGCCAGTTCCTACCATCGCAAAATCAGCAGCTACCGAATCCAACTTAGGTCCGGGTGCATGAAATCCTGGACGGTAACTGTGGGAAGCGTAATAACTCCGAGTGTTACGTTCCCGAAACTTGTCCAATGTAGACGGATCATTGATAAGATTAATGTCGACGTGTTCAGCAAGCGGCAATTGCCGATTGTCTTCGTAGGGGGATTCAGTGTGTAGCAGTACGATTTGAGTGCCATAGGATCGAACAAGATCAAACATCTCTGGCGGATAGAAGAATGCCGACGTGACAAATAGAATATCAGGCTTGAGTCGGTACAGAGCCGAATTCAATCCATCGGCCGCAAGTTCGTATGCCTGTGTCGAGTTCAGCGCTTTACGCCAACCATGATCTTCTTTTTCGATCATCGCTGCATCATAGAATGTCAACCGAGAGGCAAGGTCAAACTCAGCTACCTTGTGTCCCAACTGTCGCAACGCTTCTACCCAACCAACGTGCACATCGTGCACCGAAAAGTTAGGTCCCGGATGTGCGGCAATGATCTTATACATTGGACATTCCTACGTAGCATTCAACCGCTACACCGTAGTACTCACCAGCACCGAACTTAGCAATGCCCGGTGCGCGCGCCCTTCGTACTTGCAGATATTCAACCACATCACCAAGCGTGTCATCAGCTTCTAAGATAGCCTTGACCGAAGTTGAACCAGTGCTCTTAATATACGTCCACAATGTACTCTCACCCGAACCGTCAGATCCCAGTGACGTAAAGATATTTACATCAATTCGCACTTCATCTGACTCATCATCGAAAGTAGAATCGTAGTCAATTCCTTCGACAGTGAACACGATAGCCGGAGCATTGATTACTCCTGGCCTATTGGTGTAAACGGTCACTCCTGGCAGCGCCGGACGTAACACGGTTGCCATGGCATTAATAATCGGTTGGATGTCTGTACTCATCACACAGCCAATATCGGATAGCGAACGAACCTATCAAGCAGCCTGCACACGAACGGATTCTGTCGTGCCTTGATAATACCGAAATCGCCATAACCGCCAATGCCAAATGGCACGTCTTTTAGAAACGCTATTTCTTCAGCAGCAATCAATGTCGCCTCATGCACTTGATCAGGAACGGCTCGCCAACCCCAATTAGCCGTTACCTTGACATTAGCCGTTCGAGGAATGATCGGATAGAAATTAATACCAGCAGTAGCCACAATGGTTTCCACAGGCCAGCCAGTTCGACCATCCACAACACCATTCAAAGGTTCCAATTCGAACTGGACATCCTCTGTCCACGGTGCACCGTTAACCTCAACGATCAAACCTGTGTTATCCACAAAGTCATCAACATCAAGTCGCCACAGATTATCTGGCCGATACCTTCTTTGCGACACAACACCATCAGCGTTAAACTGACGGCCGGTAATATCTTCACACGCACGCGACGCTGTTTCAAGTGCAGCAGTCAGCCGCGAATCTTGCACCGTATCCGATGTCTTAAGTCGATCTTTAAGCTCGGACAATATAGCGTACTTATCGCCAATCATTGTCACTCCCTTAAAGATCAATTACAGTAACCGAACCAAACACTGCCGTTTTACGCAATCCATCAGGATCAATCACATCAACTCGCCACCACTTGACTGTAGTTAATACAGCAGTATGTGGCAGCGAAACGGTAGCCCTACCATTTACCGCATCGGTAATAGTAATCTCACCTGTACCAGTAGATCCTTTGAACGAAGATGGATCAGTATCCGAAGTACCCGGAGATACCTTAAGATACACTTCAAGTGAATCATCAGTAATATCTAATGCTGTACCATCTTCAGGATCATTGGTAGTGATCTTAATAGCAATATCCTCATCGTTGTTTTCATTCAGTGTCAACGGAAACTGAGTAGCCAATAAGATCACCTACCAATATTGCTAGCCGTGGCAGACAATACTAAAGTCTCACTGTCGCTAGTAAGGCTAGTTATATCAACATCGCTATCCAACAAGATACGATCAGTATCAATCGAATAAGCTATCGTACTTTGATCAACAATAGCTGAAGTAGTATGATGATTCGTACTACAACCACGCTGACGCAAATTCACTTCGATAGTATCTACCGTAATCCTGGTTACCTCAGTGCTGAAATCCTGGTCCGGAAAACGCAACGGAACATTGACAAATACACTCTCGGATTCAGCCAAGCTAGAGCTATCCGAATCATCCAACGAAAGGTTAGCAACAACACTCTCGGACTCAGTCAGACTCGCGCTGTCCGTATCGCTAATTGGCGTACCGAGTGGGGTAACCGTACCTGAATCATCCTGCGAACCACTATCCGAATCGGACAGCGTAACAACGATCGAACTAGATTCGACCATTGCCGACGAATCGGTATCCGAAGTAACAGCAGCAAGCGAGCTGGTTTCAATCCCGCTGCTAGTATCACTGCTAGCTGCAACAGCAGCAATCGAGCTAGCTTCAGTCTGATGACTAGTATCGCTGCTGTTAGTAGTCGCAGCAATCGAGCTAGTTTCTGTGTCGCTGCTGGTATCGGTAGTACCAGAAACCGCGAGTCGCTGTGCTTCGGTCTGCGATCCGGTATCAGTACCGGGCAAGCTGGCCGCGATGGCGCCTGTCTCGCCCTGAGCGCCCGTATCGCTGGCCGATGTGCTGGCCGCGATAGATTGTGCCTCGCTGGCCGCGCTCGTGTCTGCGGACGGCACAGCAGCAGTGATCGTTTGCGACTCAGTCTCGCTACCCGTATCACTATCGCTAATCGGAGTGCTCGTTATGCCCGGCAGGATTTCAGCAATATCACCAGCACATCCCGTGCTACCGGTCGTACTAGTGAACGTCCAACCAAGCCTAATAGATCCTGGCGTTACGGTAAGATCCGTTGCCCTACCAGACATGACAACTGACGAAACAGACGAGTCATTCAGGTGAGTATATTCTGTTGTCTCGCCGTTGGTATCGACAGCAATTGTCTTATTGGCATCCTTGGCAAACACCAGCATCGGCAGAGAGCCTGCGGTAGTTGTAGTAACCGTTTGATCTGCCTCTTGCACGCCAGCAGTCGAAATTGCGCCAGAGTATAGAGAGTTAGCAATCGTGCCAGTGAGTGCCGTACCGGTAAGTACCTTGACGCTCAGCAGTTTCGTTTTCGCTTTTGCATCAATAGCATTAACACTTACCGTCATTGCTGCTGATGTTGAAATAACCTGATAGGCAATTGCACTCTGTGCCGCACCACCAGAACCATCGTTCGCAGTGGACACCAGAGTCCAGGTACCACCATTGCTATCGGAAAATGTTGGATCAGCAGCAGTTCCGGTAAAGCTTGAATCCCAATCGAATGCAGCAAGCGCAACAATCAAGCTATCTGTTGGTGGAGTAAACGATGCTGTAGTCGTCAGTTGTACTGTACTAAAAGTCACCTTTACGTCGACAGGAGTAGATGCGTCTTCGGTAATACCGCCACCGCTACCACCAGAAGGAGGCGACTGGAGCAAGAGAAGAAGGCTCATTAGCTAGCCTTCCGTCTCGGCTAGAAATTCCGTCCAAATACTGCGAAACCAGAACCGGAACTTAATGTAACTACACCATTAAATGTTCTCATCTCAATTGATGTAATCTGCGCTGTCGTATTAACCCAGCCGAAAGAATTGCATTCCAATATTCCGCCAGTTCCGGCTGTGCCCGAGCCAGTGGCACCAGAAATTGCGCCAATCTTTTCTGTTGTTGCATTATTTGTAATAGATACAACTGCCGATCTACCTTGAGTAGCATTCGCCGCGAACATCTTTGCCAAAGTTACACTAGTAGCAGCAGTAACGGCAGTAATAGAAGTGGCAGTTGTTCCAGCCGATGAACCCTTAGACCAATAGTTCGCACCACTGTCGGCATTAAATCTGAGTGAAGCAATATCACCACTGGAATATCCTGTAACCCTAACTAAAACACACAGAATATCTCTCGCACTGATCGTAACTACACCTGTAGTAACAGCAGCAGAAGCTAGCTTGGTAGATCCTAAAAAATCCATTCCGAGAACTGCACTGAAAGGCATTATGCAGTCATCTCCGTTGCCATAATATTTCCTGAGCCAGCAGCGGTAATGACTGCTGCTCGACCAAGGTAGTTGATACCTTCCCAAGCCTGGCCAGGCGACAACTGGAAACTATACGATGTGGACGTTGGTGTGCCGGCACCCAACAATACTAATGCTGTTGCCGCACCTTCATTGAACAAAACCAACGAACGCCGATTAGCATTTGCTGCAACAATCTGCGCAGCAGTAGTCGAAGTTGCCTGACGAACAGGTGTAGCACCGGTCGCATAAGTTGCGTTGCCCACTGAAACCGTTGGCATAAATGGCATACCACCAGGAGTGATGCGCACATTCGCGGTACCTGATGCGTAGGCCGTAGCTCGAACACGAACATTCGTGGTGCCAGGCAGATCAACACAATACATTACCGAGGCGTTCGACGCTAGTACATCAGCCGCAACAACTTGCCCATCAGATTCCCGCTGAGCCTGAATCGGAAAGTACGTTGTACCAGAGTTATCGGATGCCTCAAACACAATAGCAACGCCAGCGTATGTACCAGAAATAGTAATACTAGCATTACCGTAGCTAGTTGCCGACGCCGCAACTGTTGATGTTGACGTAGTAATGGTGCCAGCCGTTGCCGATGCCTGCTGACCCGCTACCTGAACCTCTAGTCCAAACGTAGCATCAACATTAGCAACACCAGTATTAGTAACCGGGTCACCAAGCACTACAACCTGTCGATTCTCATCGGTACCGGCACCCACGGTTCGAGTATCAATCTTGGTACCCGAGCCAGCAGTAATTAGGACATCGGCATCAGCCATTAGGCAGCACACCCCCAAACAAGGAGATAGGCAGCGTCGGCAGCCAAACCGGTAGGCATAGTGACAACAGTTCCAGAGACAGTAGCAACCGCTGTGCCGGAAACAGTAGTACCCATAACAACAGCACGCTTAACATTGGTAAAATCTGTTGACACGTCAGCAGTGTCGGCCGATGTGACATTCCTCAGTGCATACAGTGCTGCCCTATCGGAATGACCCTCAAACCACACTTGCAGCACCTGATTGGAAGTCAATACGGCCATTTTAATTACCCACTAATCGTAGCCTGATCTAGCATAGCCTGAACTCCATCACGCCGAGCAGTGAGACGATTCAGCCACATGGTAGACTGGTCTACACCACTTTGATAGCCATTAATCTGGTCATTAAGATCAGAAACTACCTGCACATAATCATCATGCTGATCCTGAGTAATAACGAAATCTGCCATCATCAACTCCAAGTAAGAGTCACTGTGAAAGTCCACACGGCTGGGCTAGCTTTCGTCCCGAGCGTAACCGGTGCTTTGTGATTGAACAGCGTTGCGGTACCAGTGCCAGCAAGTGTAGTTGCTGAAGTTAACGTGCCTGTAGTAGCTAGAGCCAATCCCCATTCATTCCAGGCAACGTTTCCGTTAGATGCACCAACGGTAGCCACGCATACAATGGAATCATTAGTAACAGTAACAGTTGTTCTAGTTACCACGCCGTCTAAAATCTGCCACCAACTCTGAGTAGTAAGATTTGTATCAGCAGCAATGGCAGCAGTACTACTAGAACCCACACCGAGCACAACTTGGTTCGCTGCATCAAACGATGTACCAGCCGTACCAATGAGACAGTTAGTCAGAATGCCCAAACCTGATGTTACTGTTAGGTTTGGCGTATCATCCTTCACTGTCTCATAAGGACTAACATGCACGACTAGATCGGCACCCTTTGGTTCGAGCAAGCCAGTCTTACGCTTGACGTACTCGACCTGATCTCCATCCCACTTTTGCACAACAGCCAAGGTGGAATGATTCACCGTTTCACGTTCTTTCACTGAATCCACCATACCTTTACGCGGAACATGAATACCGCATTGACTGCTGCCTGAATCTGAGCATCACCAGCAGCAGTCAAATCCGCCGCTGCTGCTGGCACATCAACCATGTTAGGAATAAGATCACTATTCCAAATGAGACCATTCGTGAACGAATCAAGATACTCACTCGGATGGCCAA